GTTCAAGTGACCATGATGCCGACGACATGGGTGATGATGAATCCGAAGAAGACGAAGATGACGAAGAAGACGAAGATGATAAAGTTAAAGAAGAAGCGTGGGGCAATTCCCCAGCTGGTACGTCAGGTGCACCGCAAGCACAAGGCGATATTACTGACCACAGCGCCGCTGGTACTGGACAAGGTAATGATAACTACGGCAACCGTAAAGCGGCTGGCCAAGGAGATAATCCAATGGCCTTCGAGGCAATGAAAGATAGTTATAGTCAATTCAAGGCACAAAAAATTGCAGAAGCAAAGAAGAAAAAACCAGACGATGATAACGATGGCATTCCAAACTGGGCCGACAAGAAGCCAGGTGAAGACGACAATGCTGATAAAAAATCCGGTAAAAAGGGTATGTCAGCTAAACAAGAAAAATTCTTTGGCAAAAAGAAGGCTAAAAAAGAAACTACAAACGAAGACTTAGCTTATATGCGTAAACTAGCAGGCTTAAAATAATATAGTTAAAACATGGAAAAGGTGCAATTGCACCTTTTCTTATCTATGTAATTTGTTAAATACTAGTATAATGATACAAAAAGAAGAATTCGTTTTAATTAAAAAACCGCATAAGCAAGAACAGTTTACGCACGAGCAAATTGAGGAACTAGTTAAATGTACAACTGATCCAGTATATTTTTTAACTACTCACTCATACATACAACATCCTACTAAGGGTAAAGTAAAGTTTGATTTGTTTGACTATCAAATTGAATTAATTAACTGTTACCACAACAATCGTTATAGTATCAATATGCTTGGACGACAAATGGGTAAATCAACGTGTGCTGGTGGTTACTTATTATGGTATGCCATGTTTGTTCCAGACAGTACTATTTTAGTAGCCGCACATAAGCATACAGGCGCACAAGAGATTATGCAACGTATACGTTTTATGTATGAAAGTTTACCTGACTATCTACGAGCCGGCGCAACCAGTTATAACAAAGGTAGTTTAGAATTTGATAATGGTAGCCGAATTGTTAGTGCAACTACAACTGAAAATACAGGGCGTGGTATGTCATTGACGCTAGTATACTTGGATGAGTTTGCGTTTGTACCGCCACGTATCGCCAGTGAGTTCTGGACTTCATTGAGTCCAACATTGTCAACTGGTGGTAAGTGTATTATTACATCAACACCCAACCAAGACAATGACCAGTTTGCACAGATTTGGAAACAAGCAACTAAAACCACAGATGAGTTCGGCAATGACACTGGCCTTGGCGTAAACGGATTCGCTAGTATTAAATTTACATGGGATAAACAACCAGAACGTAATCAGACATGGGCTGACCAAGAACGTGCTAAGATAGGGGAAGAACGTTTCCGTCGAGAGCATTTATGTGAATTTGTTATATATGACGAAACGTTAATTAACAGTCTTAAGCTCTATACTATGCATGGAGAAGATCCGTTACTAAAAGCCGGACAAGTACGTTATTATAAAAATATAGATCCCAACAGCAGTTACATTTTAGGATGGGATCCTAGTTTAGGCACAGGCGGCGATAATGCGGCCATACAAGTAATAGAACTACCCAGCATGATTCAAGTGGCAGAATGGCAACATAACAAAACAGATATGCGCGGCCAATTAAAAGTAGTTCAAGGCATACTAGGATACATTGATTACGAAATTAAAAAAGTTAGCAGGAAAGCAGAAATATTCTGGAGTGTAGAAAACAATACCATTGGCGAAGCCGCATTGATGTCAATCAGTGAATTTGGTGAAGAAAACATACCTGGCACATTCATCAGTGAGCCCGGAAACAAACGCAAAGGATTCACTACTACTAATAAGAACAAAATTGCGGCCTGTGCTAAACTAAAGCAGTGGGTAGAAAGCGATAAACTGGTTGTAAAAAGTAAAAATTTAGTTAGGGAATTAAAAACATTCATTGCAAAAGGTGTTAGTTTTGAAGCCAAAGAGGGGGAAACCGACGACTTGGTTATGAGTTTAATCCTAAGTTTACGTATTGTTATGTACCTTAGTAACTACGATGAGCGTTTATTTGACGCATTAACCGACAAATCCGGACATAATTATGACTTGATTATGCCCATGCCGATTGGCATACTTTAAGATAAATAACTTCATGACTATTAACTTTTCTAATGTAAGCAAGAGAATATTTGATGTATTAACGGGCACGAACCGCAAGTTCATTATGGGCGATTCGGACTCAGTAAAAACCTTAGATCCTAATACAGCCACAAGATTTTATGTTAAAGATTTACACTCTTTGATTTTTATTGACAATGTAAACAGTGAAATTCAATTTAATGCTAGTAATCTTGCTGATACAGAAAAGTTAGAAAATTTAAAGAATGCTATACAAAAAACAGCACAACATTATATGTTAAAATTTAACGCTAAAACTTTCGGGAAAAAGCTCGAACCAAAGAATTTTGCTTTTATGAATGTAGAAGAAAGTTTTAGTCCAATGAGCGGAAGCACAAAAAGCAGTTACCAAAAAGTAGGTGGCGGCACAAGATTAATTATACGTCATACAAAAGCAGTTAACGAAGAAGTACGTGGTGCAAGAAGCCGTAGCATTAGAGCAATTTATATTGAAAATGTACAAGGTGAAAGATTCCAATTTCCGATGCGTTGGCTAACTGGCGCTCGCAGTATGGCTAAACATATTGCAGAAGGCGGCCTACCTTATGATGATAATGGTAAAAAAATATTAGGCTTGTGCGAGCAGTATGCAAGTCTGCGTAAGTTTGTAAGACACGCAAACGGCCAAGGCTTTATCAATGAAGATACACACGATTTAGTGGAAATGGCAAACACACGCAGTGAAGAAATTCTACGTGCTATCCGTACTAACAAATTTGAATCTATCAAGTATGAAATGTTTACACTAAGCGAAGACGATGATGTTTCTTCTATTAGAGATAAGTTTACCAGACATACAATTAATCAGGCAGTTGAAAATGCTACCCCGTATCTATATCATATGATCAAAGAACGTGAGCAAACAGAACATGGCTCCGAGGCGTTACATAACTTAGTTGATATGGTCGATAATCAATCCGACTTTACAATAAAAGATTTGGATCAAAATGATCCTGAAAATCCATTGAACTTAACATTCAACGACAGCGAAGCTAAAATTAAACACTTGGCAAAATATGTCAGCGACCATATGGAAGATCAATCACATAAAGATACGGTGGTCAAGGCCGCAGAACATTATGGTCGTTTGGATGTAGAACAAAAGAACCAATTTCATGGCGCAATTAGAAATCTGATTAGGAAGACTAATAGCGTAAATACAGAGCAGACAGAGAATTATAGTTTGGATGAAGACGCTTTCAGTTTAGTAAAACAGATTTCCAAATCATTTACAGTTGAAAGTATTTTAACCAAACGTTAAAGAATAACTTGACTTAGACAGACTAAGCAGTTATAATTGTGAGACTTACATAAAGTAAGCCTCTCTAGGCAAACAATGGCATATTAAGGAGAAAAATTATGGCTTCATTGGCAGACATCAGGGCTAGACTTCTACAAGAAGAAAGCAAATCAAAAGGTCGCTCAGGCGGCGGCGGGGATAATGCAATTTATCCGTTCTGGAATATCCCAGAAGGTTCTACCGCAGTACTTCGTTTTTTACCAGATGGTGATGAAAGTAATTCTTTCTTTTGGCGTGAGCGTCAGATGATTAGAATTGAATTCGCCGGTATTAAAGGTGGAGAAACAAATAAAAAGGTAACAGTAACAGTACCTTGCGTTGAAATGTGGAATGAAACATGTCCAGTTCATGCAACTATTCGTCCGTGGTTCAAAGACAAACGTATGGAAGAAATTGCACGTAAGTATTGGAAGAAGCGTAGTTACTTGTTCCAGGGCTTTGTAGTAACTAGCCCACTACAGGAAGATACAATTCCTGAAAATCCAATTCGTCGCTTTGCGATCAATTCAAGTATCTTCAACATTATTAAAACAGCGTTGATGGATCCTGAGATGGTTGAATTGCCAACGGATTATATGCAAGGTACAGACTTTAGACTTGCTAAAACAACTAAAGGGCAATATGCAGATTATAGCACTAGCTCATGGGCTCGTAAAGAACGTAGTTTGAACGAAGCAGAACTTGGAGCCGTAGCCGGATCTGGTCTGTTTAACTTAAACGACTTTATGCCTAAGAAGCCAAGTGCAGAAGAACTAAACGCCATTATGGAAATGTTTGAAGCCAGCGTAGATGGTGAATTATATGATCCTAACAAATGGAGTCAGTTCTATAAGCCTGCAGGCTTTTCAACTGGTAGCGGCACCACTGGTGCAGTGCCAGTAGGCGACGATATCGATGAAGATACTCCAGTAGTTAAACCGACTCCTGTAGCGTCTGCTCCGGTAACTGCACCAGCGGCACAGGAACAACCTGTTGCTACTGAAGGTAAAAAACCCAGTGTTGATGACCTTCTAAGCATGATCCGTAATCGCAAGCAATCAGCGTAATAATACTGCAAGGGGGAAACCCCTTGCAATTACAATAGGTATTATATGACGTTACCTGACGAACGATATCGAGCAGTAGTACAGACTAAGAAATTCTTAATTGAGATTCTTAATACTCCTCGAATTCCCAAAGCAATTAAAGACGGTGCTCGACATTGCCTTAGACATTATCCTAGTGAATGGGATATGCAACAGGTATCACAGATTAACTCGGATGTATTTGCTGAAAAGATGGAGCCAGTAACTAGAATGTTCAAGGCTTATCACGAAGAACAAAAGGAAGAACAAAATGACAAAACCATTTGACGTAAGTAAATTTAGAAAAACACTTACAAAAAGTATTGAAGGCCTTAGTGTAGGCTTTAATGATCCCACTGATTGGGTCAGCACTGGTAACTATACGTTGAACTATTTGATCAGCGGAGCATTTGATAGAGGTATTCCTCTAGGCAAAGTAACTGTGTTTGCAGGTGAAAGTGGCGCCGGCAAGAGTTTTATTTGCTCCGGCAATCTTGTACGTAATGCACAGGAGCAAGGAATCTTTGTTGTATTAATTGATACAGAAAATGCGCTGGACGAGAAATGGCTAGAAGCATTGGGAGTAGATACAGACGAAAGCAAACTTCTTAAACTCAACATGGCCATGATCGATGACGTTGCTAAAATGATTCATGAGTTTGTAAAAGAATACAAAACATTACCAGAAGACGATCGTCCTAAAGTATTGTTTGTATTAGACAGTCTAGGCATGTTGCTAACACCAACAGACGTTAACCAGTTCCAAGCTGGTGACATGAAAGGTGACATGGGTCGTAAGCCCAAAGCACTGACTTCACTGGTTCGCAATACAGTTAACATGTTTGGTAGCTTGAATCTTGGATTGGTATGTACCAATCACACATACGCAAGCCAAGACATGTTTGATCCAGATGACAAGATTAGTGGCGGACAAGGCTTTATCTATGCAAGTTCAATCGTAGTAGCGATGCGTAAATTGAAACTCAAAGAAGATGAAGACGGCAATAAGGTTTCAGAAGTAAACGGCATTCGTGCATCATGCAAAATTATGAAAACACGTTATGCTAAACCATTCGAATCAGTACAAGTTAAAATTCCATATGAAACAGGTATGAGTCCGTACAGCGGCCTAACTGATATGTTTGAAGGCAACGGCAGACTGAAAAAAGAAGGCAACAGTTTGGTTTACACTACCATCGATGGCGAAATTATCAAGAAGTTCCGCAAGGGCTGGGAACGTAATGATGATAGTTGTTTAGATATTGTTATGAAGGATTTCGCATTGCGGAATCCACATGGTATAAATACCACCGACACTGAGTCAATTATTGAGGAATAAGTTATGAATGAAGATCCGGATTTTCTTGTTAACGTATGGCTGGCTATGAAACCATACATTCAAAAGAAAGAAGCATATGAAGCCGCACTTAGTTTTATTAAGACAGCAGAAGAATTTTGCGACATAGAATCAATCGGAGAAGGTATGCTTGGGCATGATGCAAGTCTGGACCAAGCACTCAATGAAATATACAGTTACAATAAACCAGATGACGACGCAGAAGACGATGATTTACTGGAAAGTGACAACTTTGACTCTGATTACGAAGACGACGAAGAATAATGTCTACGTGGTTTAACTCAGTTACACAGGATTTATCTCAGCTACCAAACTGTATCGAATACTACGAAACCGAAATCGCATCATCAAAAAGCGATATTAGGCTTCGTGGTAACGTCGAGTCAGCCAGTAGGGATATGCCGGGCATATTTGAACATAGGTTCAACCAGCTACAAGATATAGAAGCAATCTTAGAGAATTTAAACATCGACTTGCGTAAGCTACGCAGTCATAAATTTAAAGGATTCATTGAGCATTACAACAGAGCCCTTAGTTCTAGGGATGCAGAAAAGTACGTTGACGGGGACGATGATGTGGTAAGTTTAAGTAAACTTGTTAATGAATTTGCCCTGTTAAGAAACAAATATCTAGGTGTAATCAAAGCGTTGGATACAAAACAATGGCAAATTACCAATATTGTCAAGTTACGTGTCGCCGGAATGGAAGATGCCTCCCTAAGTTAACTAAATATTAGATTACGGGGTATCCTTATGAGTTTACGAAAATATATCAATTTAATTGAAGGCAAAAAAGCAATAGTATTGCCAGAAGATGCGGATCAAGTTCGCCAGCAAATTGATCAAAAATTGCAAAAAATTCCTGACGAAACAGATCTTCGTGACGTGCTAAAGTACACTAGTCGTTTTTCTATTAAAAAAGATGTTACTAATTTTGCGTTATTGAAAAACTACAAAGACTTGGTTAGTAATACAATTCTGTCATCCTTAGCTGACAATGAAATCCCAGAAGAAGAAGTTAAAACGTTTTTACAAAAACTATCAACTGACGGTATTTTAAATGATGATTTGCTAATGACTCCACGTACAGTTCACAAGTACGAAGAATTAATTGACCCACAATACAAAAAAGTATTTGACAAAATTAAAGGAGATTTATTCTCCAAGATTTCTGGTAAAATTGGAGAAATGGGCGACGTCGGTAAAGGCGAATACATGCTTGATATTATTTCACCAAACATTAAACGCAGAGGCGCACCTGGCGACTTAAACATCAAAGGTACTAACGTAGAACTCAAAGCTGGCGATAATGGCCGCTTAGGCCCTGCAGGGTCTATGGCATTGGTTGGACGATTTGAACGAGAGTTCCTTCCGTTAATTGCAGAACTAGTAGGTAAAAAGAAAGCGGCCGAATTTAAAAATAATCCATTACCGTTTAATCCTACTGCAACCAAAATGGGATGGTGGACAGAGTTTTTTGAAACTCCAGAAAATTTAAAGACTGCGGTAGGTGCATTGCTTAAGATGCATTACCCCGAAGGCGTTAATACAAAATCAATTGCTAGTAAAATTGTTAAAGGTGGTCAAATTGATGGCCGCGTGTTAAAAGCAGAAATGTTAAAAGCATCCTTTAATGTGTATAAAAATGCAAAAGAGTTTGATGGTATTATTATTATGGATTCTGCTATTACTAAATTTTTGTATATTGGCAGTCCAGAAGATATAGAAGCAGTAGCGGACCAATTGAGTGTGGCATTTCCAAGCTGGACAGATACTCAAAGTAATGCAATGAAAATTACATTAGCAGGCGGCACTCGTGCTAAAGCCATTGAGTTACCAGATGTGCCTGTTGACGCTGATGGTTACATGAAACCAAATAAAAAGTGGAACACACAAATGGCCAAATACGGTTCTGATTTGGCCAGTAGTAGAGGCATCGAAGATCCAGAACTAGCGGCCAAAATTGCCGATTCGGCAAAAGAACATATTCTTAGTGGTAAGAGTCAATCATCATTGATGACTAAACTAACTAAGTTATATCCTGAGTTAAAAGTTGCTAAAGCAACACCAGCGGGTAGTACTG